TTCTCAGTGTCAGTGAACTGTACATCCTTGCCATACAAGCCACGATAGTTACGATAAGCACGTAACCAGCGTTCCTCATCAGCAAAGCGAGAGTCCTCAGCACGTTTGTAGCGCTCTTCTACAAAAGCTACTACACTTGATTTAGTCTCAAAGATACTGTCAGTACTGTCTTCTGCAGCTACGACATCATCTGTTTCAAACATTTCTTCTTGTTCTGCCATTATCAATACCCGAATGATGGATCACTAGCCTGAAAGCCAGTGCGTTGTTTTGCTGGGTTGTAATCCCATATGCTGCTACGTGGACGTGTCATGATTCCATATCTTAGAGCGTCATATAAGTGATCCTCTGCATGAGTATCAACATCTTCTGGGTTTCGCTTGTCCAGAGGAATACTAGGTATCTGTGCAATAGTGTTTGTACAGTTATCCATAAATACTAGTTGAGGCTTCTCAGTGAACTCATCCACCTTTAACCGTCTATGTATCTCGTTCTTACCTGCGACACGTGAACCTCTTGACCTGTCAGACGGACGCCAGCGGCACCCTTTTTGATTCATCTGCTCTGCCAAGCTAGGCCCAGTGTCGCCACGGTTGTGCCATAAAGAACTGTCGAGCACCCCGTATCTCATTGTACCATCTTTTGCCTCTGCTTCCAAGATTAAATCTGCTAGATCAGAAGCTGTAACTTTGGAGACATACATCTCACGGTACACAATTACTTGTTCATCAGGTGCTACAGCAAACCACAGAACACCAGTGTAGCTACCATAACCGTAATCGCAAGCCCTAAACTTTGCCCAAGAGTCAGGGATCTCGAATGCGTCCACGACATGTACTTTTCTGTCAAACTCTGGAAAGGCAGCACCCTCATTAACATCCCAGTTACCTTCAAGTAGCTGCTTACGCTGATGCTCTGGAAGCGAGAGAAGCATTGCTTCATAGTCGCCAGCGTCAGATAAGTACGGATTGTCAAATAGAGAGGCTGGAATAAAGCGGCGTTTAAATAGTGGTATACCTTCTTTACTATGCCCTTTAGGGAAAGTAATCGTGTCGCCTGTTTCAATATTAGTTGCCCAAAACGACTGACCACTGATTGCAGGGTCAATAAACATCTTTTTAACCCAAGCATGGCCGCTCCCTCCAGGGTTTGTTGTAGCTCTCATGTATAGCCCAAGATCTGATGCGTGTGCAGATCTTAAGCGTGATCTCATATAATCCCAAGCGTAAGGGCTAGACCATTGGGTAAGCTCATCGAACCCAATCCAGTTAAAAGCCTGACCTTGGTAGCGTGTGACATCCGTGTCTTTATCAAGATAAGACATCCAAAGTCTTCCACCCTGAGGAGAAGTCCATTGAGACTTACGTTCCGACCACTTAATTCCTGGTATAGCACGAGGATATAACTCCTGACTCTTTTGTATAAGTTCTCTTAGTTCTTCTGTAGTGTGTCTTACTAGTAGACCTGAGAAGTTAGGGTCATTCAATCCATGTAGAGGGTCAGCCAACATGGCGTAGCTCTTACCCCCACCAGCTGCTCCACCATAAAGTACCTCACGTTCTGACGCACTAAGGAAGTTTGTCTGTGGGCCTGGGTTAGGCTTGAATACTATCTGCTGAGCTTCCTCAACATCATACTCAGCTGCTTTAACTTGTGCAGGTACAGTATCTACAACTGGTTTAACAGCTACTTCAACTGTCTCTGTCAGGTTCTGTGTAGGCTCCTGCACCTTTTCTTTCGAGCTTTTCGATTTGCTCAAGCGTTTCTTGGAGCCACTTGGCAAGCTTGCGTTTAATTGCAACTGCTTTTCTACGTTTCTGCTCAACTTCAATTCTCTTCTTTAACCCTGTGAACGTTATGGTTCTACCAGTCTCTTTACTTAACCAATGTGCTACTGCACGATAACTATACTGCTTAAGGTGACGCTTTGCAAGCTCTAAAGCTTCAAGTTCTGATTCAATGGGTAAGAGTAGTCTGTCGTTCTCAGGATCTATCCTGTAACCAAAGGGTATCCTCTTTGTTATCTTAACTATAGGGTGCCATTCTTTTGTGTGGTTCTTGGGAGGTAGTGGTAACTGCCAGAACCCTAAATCTCTCTCAGGTATTATTCGTTTGAACCTTCTTTTGGTGGCAGATAGAAGATGCCTCCGCCAGATGTTACATCTATTTTGTCTACCTTACCAAGTCCTGCACGATCTAGCAAGTCCTTAGCTGCAACCATCTTCTCTTTTATGCCTAGCTCTGTAGGGTCATACAAAGCACCTACCATTGCCATAGCAGCCTTAGGAGCAGTACGAGCGAAGTAGGTACGTGTTCTGTCACCTATCTCATCCTTGAGAGCCTCTACAATAGCAGAAGTGCTAGACGCAGGATCGTAACCTGCCATCTTCTTAGCAGCTACAGCATCGCCACCAGCCTCATCAAAGAGTACCTCTAAGAATCGCTGTTGCTTTTCTGTTAGCGTTTTAGCCATGTTATTTCCTTAATTACCATTACTCTTCTTAATCAGTGACTTTGCGTACCCTATAGCGTGGTCTTTGCGGCGTGTGATTATAATAACTTTTCCATCTTTATCATAGACAACATAGCTACCATTCTTATTGTGATGTATTATCACAGCCCCTCATCTTACCACTTACCTTGTTTCACACCTATGATGTACATAAGTATTAACAGTGCGCCTACACCTGCTATTGCTACGGCAACACCTATAGACAAGTTAATACAGTTGTCTATGAACTCTTGCTTCTTGTAGACTAGCTCACGTTGTTCTTTACGTTGCTGTGCTTCTATACGTACTATCTCATCCCAAGCACTAGGCCCATATGTCCAAGATATGTGCGACTTAAGCTCTTCACGCATCTCTTTGAGCTTCTGCTTCTGAGACCATATGTCTAATGCACTAGATTGATTATCACTAAACATCTTGTACATAGGAGGGTTCTTAGCTTTACCCTCCAAGAAGTCTAAATCACTTACAGCCTTAGACCACTGAGATACTGCACCAGTCATAGCATTAATGTCACGCCCTACGGCTACAGCTTTCTTGATACCATTGTAAGCTGTAGTAGCAGCCGCCATAGCTGTAAATGGATCAATCATGTTACTGTGCTATATCTCTATGATCACGGTTGATATACCTTAGCTCACTCTCCATAACAGCTATGGGTAGTTTTATATTCTCCACAATAGCTCTCCTAACTATTTGTTTCGTAGAACCTCTGCTTAATCTCACCACGGGTAAGACCAATGTCTTTAAGCTGTTTGTCGGTCATGTTGTTAAGTAACCAGTAGTCGGCTCTCTTCTGTTGGACTTCAACTAGCTTAGCTCCGATAGTACAAAAGAACTTAGCTACAGCTTTCAGAGTACGCTTAATAATAAAAGTAGTTGTAGCTAGTAGCTGGCTTGAGTAGTTGTATGTTAAATACATTAGTATATTCCTATGTGTTTGATCTAGCTTTATTGCTAGTCTACATAGTTATATGTAAATGTGCGGTAATTACCTCTACTAAGTTTGCATACCCGCTATGCTATATTCTGAGTACCTTGGAATATCTCTTCAACGTTAAACGTAACAGTGACTGCGTTTGAAGCACTAGCTAGACCACGTAACTTATCTCCAATACTCAGATACATGTTATCAGTAATCTGCAGAAGTGAGTTTGGCGGCATACTGACAGCCTCAGCTAAGGTTATATAGGTAGTGCTTTTTAACTCGTACCAGTCTAAACTAAATGTAACGGAACTACTGGAACTATTATTTACGTATATAGCCTTGATATTGCTATCAAACCTAGCAGGAACAGTATATAAGTCTACATTAGATGTAGTTAAAAGCTTACCTATTGTACGGTTTTTACTCATCATGGTGCAGTGTTCTCTATGTAAATAATATCTAGGCCTGCAGAAAGTTCTATGTTTGAACTACTGGAAGACCCCTTTGCACGAATACGAATATCTGTTTTCTCTGGGATGGGAAGGGGTACTTGATACTCTTGATGATGTGTGTTTTCTACTAGTGCAAACTTATCTTGTGTTCTAAACACTCCATTTAGTTCTCTAGTTTGTACCCATACTACAGCAAACTTACCATTCTGTTCTGTAAAGGTTGTTATATCTGTTTGAAGTAGATAAGCTGTATAACCTGCAGGGACAGTCCAAAGGGCCATGAGTGTTTGCCCCTCACCCTCTTGAATACGTGCATACGTAGTGCCCCCGTTATCAACGTTAATATTATCTGTAGCTTCTTGTGACCCAGATGTAAAAGCACGATATACTCGCAAGTATGTCGCACTAGTTGTGGCTGTACCTGAACCTGCTAAAGTAACAACCTCACTTATTTCATCGTAGTTTGCATCCAGACCTTGTACGGTAACTTCTACTCCGTTGTCTGTAGCACCTGCATCACTCGTAACAGACATAGCAAGAGCACTACTCTGATAAGTATACTCTCCACCTGCATCCCAAACGTCTTCAACAGCAGTGTCTATATCTCCGTTGAAGCCAAACTTAAATAGACGCTTGTGTCCATCTACAAGACCTCGTGCAACCTGCATAAAATAAGGGTAGTCGCCAACGCCACCGCCTATAGTTATTACATTAGGATACGAAGTAATAGTCATTACTTATCAACCCACGCTTCATTCTCTGGTGTGCTAGGATCATCTGCTATGTAGTGACCCTTATCTGTACGAGCTCGTTTCTTGCCAGCAGGTGCTGCAGCCTTCTTAGGCTTAACCTTCTTAGCTAGTTTAGCCAATAGAGGTGCCTCATCCTGTTCAATACAGATAGCTGTAACGTTAGCATCTTTACTCTGTACGTTACCGTAGTTGTCTTCACCAGCTGACTGGTTACCCATAGAGTCCCACACGTAGCCATGCTCATCTACAGTATAACCATTAGCTTCTAGTGTTTCTTTATACTTGTGATAATACTTCATTACTTGCCCTTCTTCATGGGACGTGCTGCTGGGTTAGAGGCACCACACATGCCACCCTTGTTGTAACCCATCTTCTTAGTCATACCACCACCCATGTAACCCATCTTCTTAGCTACTGCAGGGGCTTCTTTCTTAAGAGCCTTCATGCCTTTGTTCATCATTTTAGTATTCCTCATCCGTGTGTTGATCTTTACAGTCCCACCCTTGGCAGGACTTCTCTTGGCTACAAACAAACTTAAACTTAGAACAGGCACCTAGGCCTGACTCAATATTCAAAGACTTAAGAGTACGAGCACGATTATCGAAGTACTCACAATTACCACAGGTCTTAAGCTCAGCCATCTCAGTAGGTTTATCCCATGCTTTACCTAGCTCCTCTGCAGAAGCACCATACATCCAGTATGTCTCTGCACGGTCACGGTTCTTAGGGTCTACCTCAGGTGGCTCCCCTAACATCAAGCTCATCATCATGTTCGTTACTTCCTGTATTTCGCTGTCTTCTTTGCGACTTTCTTAGGTTGAGGTACATGCTGCTTACCTGCAGCCGTACCTTTACGTTTAGCTCTGGTTGTAGCGGCATACTCACTACTGCTAAGAGACTTAATAGCCTTAGCAGGAAGATAACGTTCCCCAGTCTTAGAACTAGGTTTACCACTATACTGGCTCCCCATTGTAGCGCAGAGCTACACAGTCAAAGGTTACAGTTACATGTTTGTACTTATCTTTTAATCTAG